CGCCCCGTGGATGCGGTATTCATCGCGCTTTCCGCCCAGATAATTGCAATGCAGGATCTTCGGGGCACATACCGCGTAAGGATGGCGATCATCGTGGTCATGACGCTCGTTGCCGCCGGCGCGGCGCTGCTTGGCGTAATGGCGGGCGGGAACGTGTTTGCCGCGATGCTGGCCATGGCGCTCATCGCCGTATCCAGCGGCGCATGGCGGCATCTCAGTGCCGACTATGGCCCGCCAATGGGCGTCTCCTCCGCCCTGCTTCTCCTCCTCGGCATGGCGCAACCCGGCGGCTTGGACCAGGGGTTGCACCTTGCCGGACAGGTTCTGGTTGGGGGATGTGTGGCAGCCGTCCTGCACATCGGGTTCTGGCTTTTCCGCCCGCAGCACGCGCTACGCTCCGCAGTAGCGGAGACATGGGTTGCGGTGTCGGATCTCGTTGCAAAAATGCGTCTTGAAGGGGATGCAGATGCCGCATCGAAAGCCGGTACAATGGCAGCCGGCGAACGTGATTTGCGCGCCGCGCTCGACCGCACATTTGTGATTCTCGGCGCAGGAGTGAAACGGCACCAGGACTCCCTGGTCGCGCATTTGGAGGAAATGCGCCGCGAGGTCGTCCATTTTTCAATGCGCGTCATTGCGTTCAACAACTCACTGGAATCGCTGCAAAGCCATCCCGATTACGCGCGCAATCTGCCGGTCATCGATTCACTGCTCAAGGCGCTGGGCGATGCTGCACGGTCGGTGGCAATCACGCTCATCACGCACCGGCCGGAGAATTTCGCATCGTCCGAGGTGCGGTTGCAGCGTTGCGGGCATCTTGTCAGCGTCCTCGACCGACAGCTTGGCACGATCACCGGCGACCTGGCAGTAATGCAAACTCGCGCTGCACTCGGGGAGATAGGGCAGGTGCTCCCGCATATCCGTGAAAAACTCGGGGAAACCATCGACCACAGCGCGATGCGCTCCATGTTCCCGCAGGTCCTTCCCGAAATCAGCGGCCGCTCCGTCCAATCGCTCGCCGCGTGGATCAATCCCGGGCCGCGCCTTGATCCCGTGCTGGTGCGTTACTCGGCGCGCATGGCGGTGGTCACGATGCTGGCGGTCGCGCTTTACAAGGGATTCCACGTCCCGCGCGGCTATTGGGCCGCCTTCACAATCATCGTTGTGCTCCAACCCGACTATGGCTCGACCCGCGAGCGCGCCGGGCAGCGCATCGGGGGTACTCTCGCGGGAGTCATTCTCGGCAGCGCGCTGCTCTGGGTAAGCATGCCCCTGTTCCTGCTCGATGGCCTTGCGATCATCACAGCATTCTGTTTCGCGTGGTTTGTGAAGCGCCGGTACGGCATCGGTATTTTTTTCGTCACGCTCCTGCTCGTGCTCATCACGGAAACGATGGCGCCTGTGAAAATGGAGTTCACCATCGCGCGGCTCATCTGCACGCTTGTCGGCGGAGCCATGGCGCTGGTCGCGGCGCTCGTTTTCTGGCCGGTGTGGGAAGGGCAGAAATTTCCCGCCCTGCTCGCCGAGGCAATCCGCGCAAATCGTGTTTTTCTGGAGGCTCTGTTCCCTCGTTTTGGGATAGCCAGTGATGGTACCGCGGTTGAGCCGCTCATGGCCCGCAGGCGTGCCGAGAATGCCAACCGTTACGCGGCTGAATCGCTCAAACGCCTGACAGCCGAGCCTTCCGCACGGGACGACACCGCCCGCCGCTACGCCGCGCTGGCCACCTACAATCAGCGGATCACACGCGCTCTTACCGCCATGACAGTGCACGCCGGGGGGGGTATCACGTTGCGCCCCAACTCGCTAATGCCTGACCTTGTTCGCGATCTTGATACCACGCTGGAACAACTTGCCCTTGCCGTCGGGCGGGACAGTCCTGCCTCGTCGCTGAATGCCGGTCTTGAAAAAATCGAAGCCTTGATCGCCACCATCCACATCACCCCGCCGAAGGACACGCCCGGTGAACTATCCAAAGCCGGCCTCGTCTGGACACAGCTCGCCAAGTGCATCGGCGAAATCCGCGCAATGGCCCTCGCGCTCGGGCAGTCGTGACTCCCGGGATCACATTCCCTTGATGATCCGGCCCAGCCGCTTCAGCGCGTTCTCAATGATCTCGCTCTGCGGGTTGCCGCAATTCAGGCGGATAAAATTCTGAAATTTCTGCTTCGCCGAAAAAATCGGCCCTGGTGCAATGCTGATTTTTTCCACCAGCGCGCGCTCGAAAAGTTCCAGCGAGTTGATATGTCCCGGAAGCTCCACCCATAGCACCTGTCCGCCGGATGGTTGCGTGACCTTTGTTCCCTCCGGAAAATGCTCGCAGATGATGCGCGTCATCCATGCCGATTTGTCCGCGTAAACCCTGCGGAGTTTGCGCAGGTGGTGGTCGTAGCCGCCCGTGGCAAGAAAATCCGCAATCGCCATTTCCGGAAGCGTGGCATTGGCGAGCGTGCTCACCATTTTCAAGTGAAGGATCTGTTTCTTGAAACGCCCCGGCACGGTCCAACCGACGCGGTAGCCCGGCGCGAGCGTCTTGGAAAACGAATCGCACAGCAGCACCCCTCCGTCGCGGTCGAAGGATTTCGCCGTCTTCGGTCGCTCCGGGGTAAAGCAGATGTCGCCGTAGATATCATCCTCGATGAGCGGAATCCCGCGCTCCGCAAGCATCCGCACCAGCCGCTCCTTGTTTGCATCCGGCATGCAACTGCCCAGCGGATTGTTGAAATTCAGGACGAAAAGGCACGCCTTTACCCGGTGACTGTCGAGCGCGAATGTCAGCGCCTCCAGGCTCACCCCGTCCACCGGGTGCGTCGGGATTTCGAGCACCTTCATCCCCAGCGCCTCAATACATTGCAGGATGCCGAAGTAAGTGGGTGACTCGATTGCAATGGTATCGCCCGGCCCAGCCACCGCCCGCAAGCATAGCTGGATCGCCTCGGTGCCGCCGCACGTGGTGATGATGTCATCCGCCGATAGTGAGATCCCGCTGTCCAGCGCGCGCCTGGCGATTTGCGTCCGCAACGCCAGGTTTCCAGGCGCGATTTCATACGTGTTTCCCGCATCGGGATGGCGTCGCCCCGCAGCAGCCATCGCGCGGTTCAACGCTACCGAGGGCAGCAACTCCGGGCTCGGCAGCGCGGCCCCCAGCTTCACCAGCGCAGGGTCACGAGTAGCCTCCATCACCCGCATCGATAGATCGCAGATATTCACCTCGGTCGGACGTTTGGCAGGCTGCGACATCTCCGGCAGCGCCGGAGGAGTCCACATCTTTGGCCGCACGAAATAGCCGGACTGCGGTCGGGCCTCGATCACCCGTTCATCCTCCAGTATCCGGTACGCCTGCAACACCGTGGAAATGCTCACCCGGCGCAGGCGGCTGTGTAGCCGCGCACGAGGTTTGGGAACAATTCGCAAAGGTTTGAGAAGAATGGGCGAAAAGTAGCGCTTTTTGCAACCCCTTTGAATCGGCGTTTCAAGGCGGGATCTGAAAGACGACCTTCACGCTCACGCTGCCGTCGTTGTTTGACCAGCCGCTGCTGTCGTGGAAGCCGAACACCAGGTTCCGGGCACCGGCTGGCACCGGAAAGGTGAGCAGGCTGCCGATGCGCGTCTCGACACCGTTGCGGCCGGGCAGATCGAAGAAACCCACGAGCGCGTCCGCTTCGCAGGAGATCGGGGTCAACAGGTCAGAGCCGATCGTGGCGCTGATATAGCCGGAATCGTCACTGCCGGAATGCGGGATGCCGTCCGGCCCGACCAGAGACGCGAACGGATCGTGCCGCCACAGCCCGCTGGCCGTGATCTGGGCCGCAAATGCCCACGACGGCACGGGGACCAGCACGGGGCGGCAGAAATCAACGCTGTCCCCGAGGAAGCTGATGCCGGCGGGAGCGTAGGCGAAAAGAGGGTTCGCCACCGCAGGAACATCCACGGTCTTCGTGGCATCCAGAATCAGTTGTGCCACATCGAACACGGGCATGCCCGCCGTGGTCCAGTCCGTTGCCATGAACTCGGAGGGCGTCCAGTCCGTGGCCTGAACGACGCGCGGCGTTGCCCACGCATGAGTCAGGATGTTCACGGGGGTCAGCCACCAAAGTGCCCTGGTGAATGTGATCCAGCGGTCCACCCAGCCTTCACGCCGGATGGGAGCGCCAGCCATCGCCGCAGCTCGCGCATCGTGCCAGTTCACGGGAAGACGGTGGTGATCTTCAGCAGCTCGGCGAGCTGATCGGCGGGAATGATCTGCCCGGACGCCGCGGTCCAGTCGATGGCCCGGAACTCGGCGATGGCGAAATCGCTGGCCTGCACCACGGCGCGGGTGGTGAGCACCTTCGTCACGGCATCAAACTTTTGCAGCCACCAGAGCGCCCCTGTGAACTCCAGATAGCGGTCCACCCATCCGAGCCGGGCGATGCGGCCGCCGCCACGCGCCCAGGCTTCCGCCTGGAACCAGGTGAGCAGGACAACGGGGGTTGCGGGCGTTGTTGTGCCCCCGGTGCCGGTGGTGCTTCCCGTGCCGGTGGTTCCGCCGCCGAAGGTGACGGGATGAATAATGATTTTGCCAATAGCCATCTGATTAATCCGGGAGGAAGTTGCCGACGATCGGCATGTTAAATATGCCGCTGCTGCGACGGAGCGTGGAAGGCCCGGTCGGCCCCGAGGTCGCGTTCGGCTCGATCCATTGCAGCTCCGCGAGAGAATCGAACATCGTGCCAGAGTCAGCCTCGTAATTCGTCATGGACGCCTTCAGCGCGTCGGACTCGATCTTGGCATAGAGAATGTAGACCGTGCTGGAACCGCTGCCCGTTTTGTTGAACGTGTTGCCGACGAGCAATGTGACGTCAGGCGCAAATTCCTTCAGCGAGAGATTCATCGCCGTGAGGGTGCCGAGATCGATGACGTTCCCATTCCGGACGAAGGTGATGTAGAAAAGAAGGTCGTCGTCCTCCTTTATGACCAACCCATCTGGAAGCGTCACCTTCCCCGTTCCTACATCGACAGTCATATCCACGCCGCTGTGGTTCGAGTAGGCGGCCGGCGCGATGCCGATGGTGATATACACCGCCGCCGACGTGCCGTTGGTGTTCGTCACCTGCAGGCCCACGACATAGACGCCGGCAGTGATGCCCGCGCCGCCGATCGCGCCGGTCACCGGATTCAATGTCAGGCCAGGCGGCAGCGCCGAGGAGGTCCATGTGTCTCCCGCCGTCATGGTGCCGGAATCCGCGGTGCCCGTGGCGATCTCCGCGCCGCCCGGCGTGGCCGCGAAGGTGAACGTGTTCGCGTCCACGATCGTCACGGCATAGTAGACCTGCAGCGCGGTCACGTTCACCGGATTCACCAGAGAGGCGAACATGAACGGCTGGCCGGCTGAAAGGCCGTGCGACGTGCAGGCCGCGCGGCTCTTGCTGGTCACGATCGTGATGGCGCTGACGACCTTCGTCACGCTGGCGAGGTTCGTGGCCCATGGCTGGAAGATCCACGACTGCCATTGCTGGTATTCGAGGACCGAGGTGGTGAGATTAATGACGGCTACGCTCATAATTTTGAATCGTTGATGGTTATGCGATAGATGCGCCGAGTGTGCCGGCTGCCGGCGGGACGATGGAGTATTGAATCCAGCCGCGTGCGGTCGTGATCGAGTCCTCGGTGTCAAACTCGATGAGCCGGGCACGCAGCGCGAAATTGGCGCTGGCCGGCGCTGCAGGGTTGTTGGCCACGATCTGGTTGTAGAGCAGCGCGTTCGCGGAGAAGCCCCCGGCCGCATTCGCGATCACGCAGCCGAATGTGTGCGTGATCAGCGCGGGCGTCAGGATGATCTGCTGCCGGAGGATCGGCGTGGCCACGTCCCAGGTGATGCCTGCAAGGTTCGTGTCGGTCGTGTCGGGGCCGCCGATCACATCACGGGCCGCGATGCCCTTCTCGATCACGACCACATACTGCGCCTCGCTCGTGGCGTTGATAAGCTGCAGCGCAATGCTGAAGAGCACCGTGCACTTCGTGCCGACGGGAAACATCTTGTCGTTGATGAACATGTTCCAGAGCTGCTGCTCGAACGGGATCGGGTAGTAGCTGATCGTCGTGCCGCTCCGGCGCACCGGGTAAACCATGCGGCCGTCGCCCGCGATGTTCCCCTGGTCGGGGGAAACGCTGCTGCGAATGAGCCCGCCGCCGGGAATGATCAGGTCTCCGCCCGAGTTGTTTTTCCAGACCGAGCCTGCGGTGGTCGCGGGGACGACGCTGGTATCCGTCACGCTCGCATCGTGCGCGGCCGGCAGCATGAAGGGGGCGCGTGCCGGGAGCTTCGCGGGATCTTCGTCGCGGAGGAAGAGCGTCACGTTTTTCTGCGGCACGATCGGGATCGTGAACGTTCCCTGGTCGATGGCCGTATTCGCCACGGACAAGCCGCCGGTCGGCAGCAGCCCCTCCACGGTCGTGAGGCGGTTGCCGAGATTGGTGAGCGCGGCATTCAGCCCGGTCACCTGTCCCATCGTGAGCACGAGGTCCTCCGCGAACGCCGCGACCGTCTGTGCGCTCATCACGATCGCCGCCCAGGCATTCACGCCGGGCGCTCCCGTGAGCGCGGTGACCGTCACCTGGTCCGCCGAGTTGATCACCACGCTGAAGTCCACGCCGTCGACGAGCTGGCGGCCGTTGCTCACGTTCTGCCGCACAAACACATACACGGCCTCCGTGGCCAGCCCGTGTGCGATCGCGAAGGAAGTGTGCGACGCATCGCCGATCACGGCCTGGAAATATTGCTGCCCCGTGATCACCTGCGAGGGATCGAACGGGATGTAATCCTTCGGCGACGGCGGCTGCAGCCAGTCGATGTTCGGCGTCGTGGCCAGTTCGGGGAAGATCACCGGCCGCACGATCGTGACATTGATCGTGAACGCTTCTTTCACGCGCACCACGGCGTCCTCGTCCGTGATCGAGAGCAGCACCTGCAGCGGCAGCGTCACCTGCGGAAGCTTGCGCAGCATCGACCAGAGTTCCGGGCGGTCGAGCAGCAGCGTGAAGGTGAGATCGCCGGGAGGCGCGTTGAACACCTCGACCTCCAGCAGGTCTTCGCCCGTGCCCTGGAAGTCATTGATGTATTCGATGTTCGCCGTGTTCGGCAGCGGGTTGGTGACGTTGAAGCCGTTGCCGAAAACCGAGAGCGCGGTCTTGAGCTGGTCCGGGCCGTCGCTCTTCGAGAGCAGCGCCGTGCGCGCGTCCCCTTTCTTGAGCTGGTAGCTCCCGCGAAAATCCGGCGGGACATAGAGCGCCTGGATTTCATTCCAGAAAAGATCGCCGCTCGATCCGCCGCCCTGGACGCGCGACACGGAAGGCCCGGCCGGGACCACCGGCGCGGAGGCATCGGTGAAGGCGACCGGAGATTGCGTGAAGCGCAGCTCGTGCACCCACACGCCATCTTTCAGATGCGCGTTCACCCGGCCAAAGCTCACCGGCCAGAATTTGTTGTCCACGAGCGTGATCGTCACCTCCGCAGCGCCCGTGCCGAACACGAGCAGGAATGAATCATCCACCTGCGAGACGACGACGTTGCCATAGGTGCCGATGGAACTGAGCGCATTGATCGCCGCCTGCAGGTCCGATGCCTTCACGTTCGGTCCCACGGCCGTGGCGATGGTGTTCGCGCCCGACTGCGCATCCGGGCCGATCTTGATCTTCGTGCTGCCGCCGAGCGGCCGCGCGTCCACGTTGCCGATCGCCGCCTGCAGCCCGTTCACCGTCGGGTAATAATCCACCGGCGACCCGGCGACGTCCTGCTGGAAGCGGAGCGCGAAGACCGGCTTCTCGCCGAAGGTGAACGGGGGCGGCGTCCAGTCGGCCGATCCGTCGAGCGTGGGCGTCTTCGAGGTGAGATTGACAACGAGGAGTGTTTTCATGAGTTCAGGAATGCGGTTGGAAATGCGGGGGCCTCGTAGGGGAACGGCCCGTCCAGGGAGGCGCTGCGACGCGCCTGCGCGGCCGCTGCACGCTGTGCGGCCAGCCGGCCGTCCTTGTCCAGCCCGGTCGCGCCCTGGGCGGGCACGGGCGGCGTCTGGGGAAAGCGCGAGGTCGAGCCGCCGCCGGTCGGCACCCAGAAACTCCCGGTCATCGAATTCCCCTGCAGGATGTTCAGCGCCGTCTGGAAAGCGTCGTTGATCGAGGCCGTGGCGAAGTTGATGCCGATGGCCGCCGTGCCGCCGCCGAGGATCGTGGCCACGCCCAGCAGATCACCCAGCGCGTTCTGCGTGTTGCTCACCGGGCTGAAGGCCGGCTGCGCGTAGTTCAGGTCCCAGAAAAGGTTGTGCTGCACGAACGGCGTCCACGTCGCATCGGGCGCGGTGCCCGGCGCGGTGTTCGGAGGCGAGAGGAGATAGACCGTGGCCACGGGAATTTCATCGAATGTCTGCTCGGTGAAATCCCCCGAGAGCGGATCGATGCCCGAGGCCGCCGCCTGCTCTTCCGAAAAATCGGAGGTGCAGTAAACCTTCAGCCGGTCGGCGGGACTAGGGCTCAGCAGCGAGAGTGTCTGTGTCACGTTCGAAACGCCCGTCACGATGCCCGGCTCCATCGAGACATTCGATGTCAGCCCCGTGCGCGGCTGGTGCAGGATGATGTCTGCGGCCCGCAGCAGCCGGTTGCCTTTCGGCGGTCCCGCGTCGTCCAGGTTCTCGGGAGCGCCGGAGAGAAGGTTGTCCTCCAGCGTCGGCGGCGCGGCGTTCACGCCACGGTCCCTGAAGAATTGCGGCACGGCCGATCCGGGCGCGTCGAAGCCGATCCCACGGAACGTGAGCGGCAGCGCCGGAGAAAAATAAAGCGGCACGTCGAGGATGAACGAGGGGAACGCTTCCTTCGGGTGGTCGAAGATCCACGCGGAGAAATAATCCTCCCCGCTCAGGGGATTTTTGCCATAGCCCTGGTCCGCTGCGGCGCGGGCCTCCGCGATCGTCATCTGCACCACGGGCGCGTTGCCGTTCACAAAGCCGGGCTTCACCGTCGCCACCCATCTCCGCGCGTCCGCATCCCAGCGCGGCTGCGTGAACCACGGATGCCGCCACCGCGAGCCGGTGGGCGCGGAGAATGAAACACCCGCCCATGAGGTGGAGAGCCGCATGTTCGCGCCGGCCAGCGGCCTTGCCGGTGCACGCTCCTTTAATTCCTTCCGTGGAGGATAAATCATCATAGGAAGAAATGCTTCGGAGCGCCGCCTCCCGCCGGGGGATTGGTGCGGTAGTAGCGCAGGTTGAACCAGAGCTGCGGAAACACCCGGCCGGGCTTGAGCGCCGCCGTCCACAGGATCAACGCCACCGGTTGCCGCCCGACCGTGGCCACGTTGGAAAACGGGGAGTCGCGGTGCACGATCTCGATCAATGATTTTGCATCGAGCGACCCGTCGGCATTCGGCGTCACCTCGATGCACGCCCACGACTGCAGCGTCGCGCGGTCGATGGCCTTGGAATCGAGTTTCAAGAGCGGCTGCGCATGTTTCGAATCGCCGATGATCGGCACGGGCGTGCCGTTGACTTTGATCACGGGCATGAGCCCGTTGACAACGCCGGCGGCAAAAAGCATCCCGTCGCTGGTGAAAGTGGTTTTGAAAGGATGCTGAAAATTCCCGCCGCCGCCGGATGCGGCCACGGCAAATCCCATGGGCGTCGTCGTGATGCGAGTGCCGGGGCCTGGACGTGGGGTGAGAGTTGTGCCGCTCATTTTAGCCAAGAAGTGTGCCGCCTGGAGCGCCGCCGGCAGTGCGTCCGTCGGATGCAGTTACGCCACCCGTTTTTGTTGAGCTTCCGTCGCCATAAATCGGGAACGGCCACCCGCCGATGCCGCTGAGCCAGAATTCCTCGATGATGTCGAAGATCAGCCCGCGCCGTTTCCACCTGGGCGGGACCTTCAGCCAGTTGCGCTTTTCCGTTGTGGCGGGCGGACCGCCGGGAATGTCCTTTGTCACCAGCCCGGCCCCCGAGTAAAGCGACTGCGGCAGCGTCAGGGACGCGTAGCGGCAGCGATAAGTGCCTTCCATGCGGAAGAAATCCTGGTGGCCGAACATCGGGTTTGTTTTTCCATCGGAGCTGGAATCGCCGCCCTGCAGGCCCGAGCCGCCAGTGGTTTCCGCCGCGAGCGTCGGCTGCCAGATCAGGCGGTCGTTGTCGTAATCGATGCTCCCCTGGTATTTCTTCAACAGATCCACGAGCGCCGAGGCATCGCCCCCCTTGATGCCCATCCATTGCATCAGCGAAACCTGCGAGAGACCCGGCTCGAAACTGTAGTCGAGCGTGCGCGTGCGGTCCTTGAACGTGACAGTCTTGCCGTCCCCCTCGATGCCCTCGAACGTCCAGACGGTCCGCATGTGTCCGGCGGCCGGACGGGTTTGTGAGCCGATAAGCAGCACGCCTCCTGGCGTGGAGGGAATGCCGGGTTTCTCCCCGTCGAGTTCATCGATCGACAAACCGAAACGCGATGGCTGCCACATCTGTCCGAGGATCAGCGTGCGGATGCCGATGCGGTCCGTCGTGTCGTTATCGATCTTGACTGACAGGTCGCCGTAAATACTCATTCGCTGCTGAAATCCCTCCGGGTGATGTGCTCGCCATGTGAGCGCACTGTTGCATGTAAAGCGTCGATCGCCTGGCGCAGCGGACTGTTGGAATCAGCCAGCGCGGCTGCCCGCGCGGTATCGCCGGCGCCGCTGCGTGCGTTCACCAGATGTTCCGCGATGCTCATCATCTGGTCCTGCCGGTGCTGGAAGGTGGCCATGCTCGCAAGCTCGGAAGCCTCGGCCTCGTGTCCCTTTCCCCCGAAACGGTTCAGGGCTTCGTTGTAATCCTTCGTCCATTTCAGCTTCTCCTGGATGGACCGCACTTCGAGAAAGTTGTGCCGGCCGCGTGCCTCGGCCAGGGCAAGCTCGTCGGCGATGTCCTGGTTGCGCTTCCCTTCCTGGCCGGGAATTTCAGCGCCGAACTTGCCGCGCTTTTGTTCCTCCATCTCGATCTCCCCCTGCAGTGTGGAGATCTGCTGGCCGCGCAGCCCGAGCCGTCCGAACCAGCTCTGCTGGATTTTGTTCAGCTCCGCTTTCTTTTGCTCGATGCTGTTCGTCAGGCCGATGATCTCGTCTTTGTCCGCCTCGATCAACCCGGTGCGTTCCCCGGCTCCTGTTGCCGTGTCAACTTTCCGGCGGTGCTTTTCATCCTCGCGCCGATCGTGGCGGATTTCCTGCCGCGCGTTCAGGGCCGCCGCATCAATCTCGTCAGACAGGGTCTCGATGCGCGACTTCACCATTTCGCCGATCAATGCCGCGAATCCGATTCCTCCGGCCAATTGCCGGTTGACCCCGGCGGCGCTCAACACGTTCCCGATCCTTCCACCGCGCAACGGCATCCCGCCCGGCCCGGTGGGATTTACCGACCCGCCTTTTTCCAGCGCCTGCCCGGCAAGTTTCTCTTCGTTCAACGCCGCCTGCGCCGCGATCTTTTCCCGCGCAATCAGCAGCGCCTCGGATTCGTATTGCACGCCGGCTTTCTGGAGGGCGAGCGCTTCCTCGCGCAAAGCCACCTCGGCCTCCAGCTCCGCAGCGCCAGCGACATCGCCGCTGGTCCGCAGCGCGTTCATCTCGGCGCGGGTGCCCTCGATGATCTCCTTTTGCAGCTTGAGATCGGCGGTGCGTTCCTTGTCGAACGTCTTCTGAACACCGGCGGCCGCCTTCGGTGCGCCCGCTTTTTCATACTCCGCCTGCTCGGCCTTCAGGGCCTTGAGCTTTTTCTCCGCATCGCTGATGACCTCGACGTTGCCGGAAGCTGTGACGTTGATTTTTACTTCTTCGCCCATATCAACCCTTCACCTCGCGCGACCGGTAATTTTCCGCGCTGACGATCCAGCCCTTGTTGTGTTTGTCTCCCGCCAGGATGGCGAATGCCTGGTCGACCGGGCACTCCAGCGCGTCGGTGCGGCTCATGCCCAGGCCCGAAATCAAAGCCGCGAGAATAAGAACCCACCCGCCGAACCCGTCATTATCCATCGATTCGGATTGCACGCGGGGATTGCGCATTTTCAGCGACGTTGCAAACGCGCGGTCCACCGCCGCCCGCATGCGCCTCGCGAGCACGGCGGCCTCGTGCGGCTCCAGCTTGGCGGGGGAGCACGCGGAATGCTTGAACGCCGCGAGCGCATCCTCCAGCTCGGCGACGCTCGTGGGAAGGCCGCCGTTGAGGAGCGGGGACTTTACGAAGTCGAGATCGATCCACCCCTGCATCGTGAGCGTGAACGCGTGCCCGCTGCGGCTGGTGAATGCCGTCGAGACCACGCGAGGCTGCCACGGGCTTTTATCAAGTCCGGCCAGCTCGGCCTGCAGTTCGCGCAGGCCCTTCTCTTCCTCGGGCGACATATCCACGGGCGTCATGGCGCGTTACGCGGTGAAGGGCGGAATCCACTCGGCATCGATCGAATACATCTTGCCCTGCAGGCGTTCGAACTTCTGCTCCGCCGCCGTGATGCGGTAATCGGCGGCGTGGCCGGGAGCGCCGGTGAGGACGAGCACGGACTTCACGGCCGGGAGCGCCCCGGTCGCAAGCAGCAGCAGATTGATCGTGCGCTTGTAGCCGTGCGTGGCCGCGCCCAGGATTTTTCCATCCGGCGAGGGCTTGTCCTCCGCGATCTGCAGCGTCTGCGTAAGTGTCAGCTCGTGCAGGATGCCGGAGGCGTGTGTCATTCCGTAGGTGCTGTAGATCACCTTTGCGGCGGGCAGGACAATGCCCAGGGCGGACTGGTCCGGGGTGAACGCATCCAGGGCAGTGCCGGCCATCACGGGATCTGCCTGCACGATGTCGGGATACCAGGTGCCGCTCACCGATCCCGTCTTGCGCTGGAGAAGCGTCCATTTTTCCACGACGCTGGTTGCCAGCACGATCGCGCCGTCCGGCAATGTGCTCACCGCGATCGCGCCGCCCGTGCTCAGGTCGAGGAAATCCGTGGACCCCGAGGTGATCTCGCTTTCAAAACTGAGCGCGGCTTTCCTCGAGTGATAGGCGGCTGCCGTAATGTCTCCGCTCGGGTCGTCGAGGTCCTGGCTGGTGACCGCGTCGCGCAGGCTGTAGCTGCGGATGTCGCCCGTGAAGAGCTGCGGGGCCGTGAGAGGCCCATAGGTGAGTGATTGTCCGTATCTGTTCATGATGTTTTAGGTTGGGTTTGGAATCAGGTTTCAGCGTTGACTTGCAGTTGGCCGATGAAGACGGCGTCCCGGATGCGCAGCTTCGGGTCCTCCACGGTCTCGAAGGGCCGCTGCGCGATCTGGATGGGAGTCTGGAAGAATTGCGCGAGCGTGAAGTAGGGCTGCACCTTCGGGTCCTGGCGCACGAGCGCGAGCGCGGCCTCCTGGTCGATGCTGTTCGCGGTCATCGCGGCCTGCACCGCCGCCTCGATGTGCCGGTGAGGCGCGTAGTGCAGCGCCTGCGCGATGGAATCGGAAACCTCGTAGGCATCCGTGCCGGTGTCGTTGATCGGTGTTTGCTCCACAATTCTGAGCCGGATTTCATAGCTGTCGTAAAAAAGAAACGGTGTTCCCTGCAGGGCGTGCGTCGGGTCGGGTGGCATCACGTAGACGCAGATCTTCGCCTTCGCGATCGCCGCCTGGATGTCGCTCTCCTTTTCCTTGGGACGCCGGCGCAGCACCGGGATCTCCGCCACGGGCATGACCCCGGCGATTTCCAGCACCGCGACAATTGCAGCCTGCACTTCGAATGATGAGGAGGGTGCGCTCATGGTGCGAGTTGATCGAATGTTGCCGCTGCCTTCACCGCCGCCTTTACGGAGACGTAATTCGCCCACAGCGCGGCGGCCTGCTGGCCGTAGCTTCCGAGCAATGTGTAAACGTCCGTCACCGCCACGGAGTGCGGGACGCCTTTCACGTCGGCTAGATCGATGTTTGGCGGCATGGGCGCGGTGTTCAAAAGCCCAAGCAGCCGGGTGAACGCGTTCTGGTCCGCATCCGTCGCAGCCAGGGTTATCGTCATGGATCCGCTTGTGACCGTGATCCCCTTTGTCTGCGCGGTGGCATACTGCGCATCCAGACGGGCGAGAATATGCGCTTTGAAATCCGCAAAGGACGGCATGTTCTGCCGGGAGGTTTCCGGCCCGGTCTGCCTGGCCAGGAAAAACGATTGCCCGTCGATGGTGAGCGTTGCGACCACTTGAAAACCGGAGCCATCCCTGCCCTGGTAAACATCTGTGCGTATTGTCCAGTGATTCGCCCCTGTAATCGGAGTTGGTGCCGCTTTTGTTCCCGGTGCGGAGGCGAGTGCGGTGAGAACGGCGTCATTCGCCGAGGCCATGGCTGCCGCGAATACAAAAACGATAGAGAGAATTGTTTTCATAATTAATAATTTCTATTCGGGTATTTCGATGGGTCCTACCCATTCGGGATCGCAATTAAGAGCGAGATCAATCCATTGCCTCAGGGGGTATTCAAACTTTTGCTCGCCGCCAAAAAACTCATCATGCTCCCCGCAAACATGCAGATCGGAGGGAGCCCCATAGGCGGCGCGATTAACCACTCGCACAATGCGGTCCATGCGATCTCCGGAGGGATTCACGGTTTTAAACCAGTAGTAACCAGCGGCTGTTGGAATTTGGGTTGTGTATTTCATAATTTCTTAAGGAACAGATACGCCCGCCCCGCTGTCGTAGAGCTGGCTCACCTCGGTGTCATTAATGGGACGGTCGTAAATAAGCACCTCGTCAATCAGGCAGTCCCCGTATTGAAGACCGCCAGTTTTGCTGCCGAATGAAAGGGTTCCCGATCCCGAGGGGGACGGTGACACCGTTATCGTGTCAATGAGCGTGTTGTTGAAGTAGAACTTGACGGTATCCACACCATCGAATGTTCCCACGACATGGTTCCAGTCCCCGACCACAAAGGAAGCATGAGCGGTGTTGTCGCCTTGGAAATAGAGCCATGTTTCCTCGGAACTGTCCGACGCCCCCTGCCATATTTCAGATGGATCATCATCATTGGCACCCAGGGCCGTGCGATATGAACCGGTGTGCGGGGACAACCACTTCACCCACATCGAGAATGAAAATGCACCGCTTCCAAGGTTATAGGAATTGGAGAGATAGTTGGATGCCCCGTCAAATTGCGCACAGTTGTTGATGATGCCGGTGGTCTGCCCCACCGAGTTTGTGTCTGCCAGATCATTCCCGTTACCTGTGGAATCCACGCGCACGCCGCTGGCCTCTTCCATGTGCCACGATGCCACCAGCCCGGATGTCAGCGTGCTGGCGGAAACAGTGCCGGAGACATTCGTGTAAACTGCGGAGCTGGTTCCCGCTCCGTTTGTCGCCGCCACTCCGCAGCGAAGATAGCTGCCAATATCCCCGGTGATCGGAGTGTAAGAATTGGTGGTGCCGGAACTGATATTCGACCAGGCGGATGTCCCCGTCGCACTGATCTGCCAGTTGTATGCGAAAGAGGTGGGAAAATCCGTCCATGTGCCAGTGCCCGTAGTCACAGCAAGCCCAACCGCCACCGTCGTTCCCGAAAGCTCGGGAGCAGCCGTATTTGTCGGGACCAGGAGAAACGCGCCCAGGTGCAGCCAGTAGAGATCGGTCGAGAGGGCGCTGGTTCCGTTCAACGACACCACGCCGTAAACATTGCGCACGCCGTCCATGTCCGGTGTCGTGACCTTGCACCAATCGAGCGGGTTGACGGACGATCCGGTGAGCGCGTAGCGATCCGTCTCGGTGGAGACAGTGACGATTTTATTTGCAGGACCGAGAGGCTGGCTGTTTGTGAAGAAGGCTGCCGTGCCGCTGGTCGCAGCAGATCCGCTCGTCGTGGCATAACTTGCGGTGCCGCTTAATGCCGCGCTGCCACTTGTCGTGGAATAACTGGCGGTCCCGCTGTTGACCGAGCTGCCGCTCAACGTGGCGCTGCCGCTGGTGGTCGCATACGGGATCGAGGTTCCGGAGACGATGTCCACGCCGTTTTTCTTCAGCGGCCCGGTGAAATTATTCGAGCCGCTGTAGGTCATGTTTGACGCGTTGGTCCCGCTGACGCCGGCGTGCGCCGACGCAACAGCGAAAATTGAGCAAAAGGTAAGAATCAGTTTTTTCATAGTGGTAAAATTCAAGAGGCGATTTGCGACCAGACGTCCTGCCAGGTGACGCCATCGATCGAGACCTGGAGCTTCACGCCGTGCGCGACCGGCAGCAGCCTTGCGCCGGTGCCGATCGGCAGCCCGCCGTCGGCATCGAGCGCGACATAAACCGGGCCGCCCTCGGTGGATTCCGGACCCGTGATGATCGGCGACTGGACGATCACGGGGAAATTCGGGCACACCTCGCGCTCGCCTGCCACCGTGATTGCGATCTCGCAGTCGCAGGTGGTGGTTTGCTTTCCTGCCATCAGCGCAACGAGCCGTGTGTCACCCGCATTCAGAAATCCGGTGTAGGTCGTGGCGTTCTGTTTCGAGAATGTGTTGAGATATGCGACCACTTCCGGGGAGCTGCTCTGTGCGCTCAAGGCCAGTTCAAGGGTCTGCACCGTGCCGGGGTCGGAGGCGAAAACAATGGAAACAGGCACGACGCCGATGGCTTTTATCACCGGCGCTTTCACCGCCTGCGCGATGAGGTTTGCAAAATCGATGGATACTTGGATCATAAATTAGAATTTCCCGCCGGCGTTTTTGATGTCCGAGAACAGGAACCGCCGTGCGCCGAGTGCGGCCGCCTGTTCGAATTCCTCGTCGCTGGGCAGCAGCGAGCGGTCCTGCCTTTGCGTGACGCTGCGGACCAGGAGATACATGAAGATGCCCGAGCGTGCGCCCGGCTCGTGATACTCGGTATATTCGTCGCGGCCATCCTTCCCGGTGCGGCCGGTATAATGGCGCTTTTTGTAATTCTCGGCGGAGCCCGCGTCCGGAAGAAAGAGATATGCCTTGCCGTGCGCACGCACGATCGTGAGTCCCCGGATCTCCGGGGCGCGGCGGTTGTATGCGGCCGCCACCAGGGGAATTGTCAGCGCCTGCGCTTTCACGGCCCGGATCGTCAGGTCGTGAAACGCCCTTCCAATGCCGGGATGATTGATCGTCAGCGTTCCGTGGTCCGTGTCCGCGCCGATGGAGGATGGCGCGGCCACCTTCTCGGCTCCCTGCGCCCAGTAGTTCGACGGCGCTGCGCCGAGCCGGGCTGCGGTGGAGTCGCCGGCGCTGTAGGCGCGAAGGTGCTCGACCGTGAGATGCTGGACCTCGGTGATCATCGCGTAGTTCAGACGCTGCCGGGATTGCGGCCCCTTGACTTTCGCAACCATGCTCTGCAGGTCGCGATTCCCGAAATGGGTGATGGTGAGTTTCAGGATCATGCGGCCCAGCTTTCTTCCAGCGCCTTGCGCAGATCGGGATTGAGACGGTCGAATGCGTTTTTGAGTTCCTTCGGGCTCGGGGTCATCGAGCCATCCATCTTGCCGGAAATCTCTTCGCCATTGATGAGGCCGAGCATGACGCAATCGGCACGCGACACGGCGGTCCACCCGAGGCCGGAATTGAATGCGAACGGGGGAAAAGGATTGTTCAGCGTGTCCGTATAGCCGCCGCTCCCGTCGCCCAGGGCCTGCCAGATCGGCGAATCCTTCAGCGCGATCATGGGCGACTCCACAGCGCCCTCCCATGCCACGGCCTCGCCCGCATCGTGCCAGCGCAGCTCCCAGCCGGCGCTGTGGCTGTCCACGCTGCCACGGGGATGCTCGCGGGTATAAACGCGGATCAATTTCCACGCGGGATACCAGCGCCGGGCGTATTCGGTATTCCCCGCCACCATGCGGCCGTAGTTCGCGGCGACGCGCATGTTCGTATCGAGGATGAGATTCAGCCGGCGCTCGCTCGACAGGTCCTTCAACGATCCCACCTCCGCCGGGGGAATATTCGCCATGTCATCCGGGAAACCGGTCATCGGATCGTAACCCAGGACCTTCAATTTCTTCATGAGCTGCCAGCGGCCGGTCGCAATGTCGATCTTGCCGGCCAGCATGTCGTCCACGACGGTCGAGACTTCCTGGAGGAACTCGGCATTCGTGACACGCGCGGAAAAAACGGACCGCAGCCGCAGCTCGCTGGAGAGCCCGCGCAGATCCACGCTCGACAAATCCGTCGGGAAAACTTCGCGGGAGCGCCACTGGAGAAGTGCGTCAGTCACGCTCATGCAGCTCCTTTCGCCATGCGCAGCTTGATCTTCCGGACAGTCTCGCGGTAGCGGTGCGGGAGGTGGTGCGCCGTCACCAGGACATTGCCGACGAAAATGAAAACGGCGTCGCCGTAGACGCGCAGATTGTTCGCGGTCTTCTCCTGCATGAACAACGCGCCCAGGTAACGCGCCTGCGACCCGGCGGTGTCCTCCTGCCGGATGCCGTTCGCGAAAGCCATGTTCGCCAGGCGCTGCACGGAATCAGGCTTGAGCCCGAGCCGGTCCCATGCGCGATCGCTGGCGTGGTGCGTGATCACGGTGGCGTTCTCGCTCATTCCACGTCCCCCGGTTTGGAGGTCAGTCCCTGGACCAGCGACTTGCCGAGCTGATGCGCGAGCAGATCCGCCAGCTCCGGCGACTGGTTCACCTCCTCCAGCAAATGCGGGAGCAGCGCACGCAGCCCCTGCAGCGCCTTCACGTCCCCGGCCTTCAGCGCCCCTACAACCGCATTGCAAACCGGTTTCATGTCCCTTTCAAAAGCGGCGGCGGCTTCGCGCAGGGCGGCGTCCTGCTCTACGGCATTGACCAACTCGCGGACGTGGGATTGCAGCGCGATGCTCATATTCCGTCCATGGTCCTCTCGGTGAATTTGCGGTCCTTGTGCCGGACGCTGGGGGAGGGCTCGCGGGCAAATGACGTGCCGTCCGCCTCGGGATTGTCCGGGATCTCCACGCGCTGCTTGGAATCGTGCACGCGGTTCAGGTCGCTGTTGTCGTTGCGGCGCGTGTCCTTCTGGTCGTCGTCCAGGGCGAGGCCGATCCGTTCCATGAGCGCGTAGAGCGCGATGCGGATCGTCACGGCCCGGAGGCTCCCCGGCACCTTGGCGGGATCGGTGTCCAGGGAGTTGCCGGCGGCCACGGCCCGGCGCACACGCGCCACCGCGCCCGCGATCGCTTCCGCGACGGGATCGACGCTGCCGATCGATTTGCTCGCGGCCGCGTCCACGATCGTCCCGTAGCCGGCGGCCTTGAGGTGATCTGCGGTGATGATGGTCCAGTTGCTCATAGGGTTTTGATTTGCTCATTCCCGCCCCGCGCCATGGCGTGCGCGGAACGGAATGAACCAACCGGGATGGAGTCGCTACCTGTTACTTTTCGAGATCGTGATCGACCCGATGGTGAGAGCACTTGTGCCGGAATTGATCACCTGCCCGAGACGGATGTAGGGGATGTTCGCCGGCCCCGTGCCGCTCAGCGCCGGGGTGAAGTTGTAAAACGCCGTGGTAGTCCCCGAGGTGAACGCGATGACGGCCGTGAACGGATAGGTCGTCGTCCAGTTCGTGCCGTCCAGGGATGCCTGGAAGTTCAGCGTCGCGTTGCCGGCGCTGGTCGCGCTCAGGACAGGCACCACCGAGAATCCCGTCTGGGAGTTCGGGAAGAATGCCTGGCTGGTGACCGTCGCGGTGCCGCTGCCGGCCACGCTGTTGGTGCTCGTGGTCAGGACGGTCTGCGAGGATGGTGAGACCTGCGCGTGCGCAGTGACAGTGAGGCTGGAAAGAATGCCGATGATCGCGACGACCATCATTATTTCAACCAGCGAGAAACGGAGAGTTTTCAATTTTGGAATCATCATAGTGAGATTATTTGCGGATTTGTTTTTGGTGTGGCTTCCTGCGGAGGGAATCCGGCTTTCGCTTTCATCCCTCCGCATTCCGCCTTTGGATTAGCTGATGTTCAGACGGCGCACGCTGAGCGAGCTGGTCTTCTTGATGTCGCGGGACCAGTCGATCAGGTGGCCGCGCCAGAGTTCGTTCTGCGCGACATAGCTGCGCACATTGCCGACGGGCGAACCGCTGCCGACGGTGAACGACTTGAACGCGCTCGGATCGTAGAGCGTCGCGCCGGGCACCGAGTAGTGCAGCAGGCAGACGCTCGCGAGGGCGCGGGTCTTGTTCGCGGCCTGGCCGAGCCGGGCTGCGTCATAGACCACGTTCGCGGCCATGACATCCACCGGGAAGATCAACGCGTCGTTGAGCTGCGCCAGGGAGATGTTATTGATCTGCGAGAACTGCGTCCGCTTTTTCACCAGGGGGTGATTGCGCAGGGTGTTCCATGCGGAGACATCGAGGGTGAGCTTGATGTTCTGCGTGGACCCGCAGTTCTGCGACAGCGCGAGCAGCTCCTGGTCGAGCTGGTCGATCGGATCGATGTCGGGATTGCTCCAGACGCCGAGCGCGGCCGTGGGTGTCGTGTTCGCCAGGACGTAGGTACACACGTCGAGGACGTGGCTGAGCGCCGTCTTGTTGAGCAACGCGCGGATCTTCCCTTCGTCGAGCAACTGCCCGGCGACAGGGTCCCCCTCGGAACCGGCCTGCTGGTCCTCGATCTTGTCCACGCGGACTTCGAGCGCCTGCGGCTGGCAACTGAACGTGTCGTCCGTCGCGCTGAACGAGATCACGGTCGGATCACCGCCGACTGCACGGGCGGTTTTCTCCGGCATGAACGAGTTCTTGTCGTCGAACTTCTTGAACTGCCCGGAAGCTCCGGGCACCGGCGTGGTGGGGCAAAGGCGCTCGGCCAGTTTCACCACATCGGAGAGGTCGTTCCACAGACCCTGTGCGAAGGCGGTGAGCTGGTAGTTGAGCGTTGCGCTGGCTACTGCTGAATTTGGTGCTGCCATAATTTTTTGTGTCTAGTTTTCGGAATGCTGATTGGTGGTTTGAGACCGGTCGCGGTTAGCTGCCGATGACCGGGGTTTGGAACGACACCTCGGCGAGATCACCGGCGACCGCGCCGTTTTCATCCGTGAGGGTCGCGACCGTGACGCGGGCATTGCCTGCGCCGAGGTCCTTCGTGAGTGTGCCATCCGCCGCCTGCTGCAGCTTGTCGCCCGGATAAAGCTGGGCGCTGGATGCCGAGATGAGAGCGCGGACCGGAGGCAGGTTGCCGCCAAGCATTCCGATGCTCGATTGTTTCGCCGCGACGTTGCCGTCGAGGACCACGCCCGTTGCCGGGACGGTTGCCGACGCGCTGACCGCCGGAACACCGGCTGTGAACACGACGAGTTTGCCGAGGGCGGCGCTCAGATCCGCCCCGGTGAAGGGAATGATCGGGTTGCCGCGTGCTGCTAATGAACTCATATTATTTGGATTCCTGTTTGCTGATTTTGGTTTGGGTTTCCGGGTGGTTTACTTGACCGTCCCCGCTTCGACTTCCGTCCGCGCCTGGTTCCAGCACTGGCCGAAGTCACGTGCGGGCGCCGCGCCCTTCAGTTCCTGCGCCCGGTTCTTGATCTTCAGCGCCTTCGCTTTCTCGGATTCCTCGTCGGCAGCCTTGGGAGCTGAACCGTCGGGGGTCTGTGCGCCGCCGCGATTGGTGAGGGGCTTCTTGACCTCCTTGCCGCCGCCGCCCTTGTTCATCAGTCCCAGGAACTCGACGCGCTCCTCGCGGTTCTTCATGCCGGTGAGCACCGGCTTGAGTTTTCCGCGAATGGCTTCGTCCTTGATTCCGTGGCCGTCGAGATCGGCGTCGATCTGCTCGCCGAGCAATTCACCGACACGATTTTTGAGAATCACGTTTTCATCGGTGAGAGGCTTGATCTGTCCCTCCGCCGTGGTGGCGCGATTGAATATTTTGCCCAGCTCGCCCAGGAGCGCCTCTTCGGAAGCGTCAGGGGACAAGCCAAGCCTTGTTGCAATGGATTTCATTTTTATTTTATTTTGGATGTCCACCTGTTCTCCGGTGGGAGAGTCCGCCGGGTTGTCCGGCAAAGTGTTGCGGTTCGTGATCGGCTTCTGGCCGCGATTGTTAAACTGATTGGTCAGCGTCAGGCCGGTGAGGACCAGGGGACGGATGAATTTCCAGTCCTTGTATTTGTTGCGGATCGCCGGCGGGATCTCCGAGGGCGGGACCGTCTCGTAATTCTCCGGGTCGTTGTGGTCATACTCGGTCGAGAAAAAGCGATAGTCGCCGCCGTCCACCGCCGGCTGGCCGGTTTTAGTCCAGCGGTTCCTGGCATAGATGCCGTCTTCCCGGCCCTGGGATTCCGCCATCCATCCGTAAGCGATCGTCTCCTTCTCCTCGTCGTGCTTGAAGTGCTCGTGGTCGATGAGCATTTCCCTGCCATGCCGCAGCGCCCCGGCCTTCGCGGAGGAATTGAAATTGGTGGCGATCGACTTGATTGCCTTGTCGTCGATCACCTGGACGATCTTCGCCCTGGCATTCGGGTGGAGGCCCTTTGCCTCGATCTGATACCAGCCATCGTCAGGGTGCTCGAAATTGCGGTTGAGAATCGGTGTGCTCATTTGGATTTGAGAATCAGTGCGAATTCCTCCTCGGTGATTTCCTGCGCCCGGAGGTGCAGCGTCCCGCCCTGGATGTGGGTGATGAAGCCCTTGACCTGGCTGGCCTGTTTTCCCGGCAGCGTGACGGGCCGGACTTTTCCGTCGTCGGTTTTAACCAGGACCATGATTTGCGTAGCGTTCACTTGACCTCCCTTGTTAGCAGCAGTATTTTCGGAATAGCCGGAGGCGTATCGTGAGATCCGCTTAGTCGCCTCGAAGGTGTTTCCCGATTTTCGGGATCTACACGCGAGACCCCAAGCTTGACGACTTGGCCGGCGAATTTTTTTTGCCTGGATTTAAATTGCGTGTCCGTGAGCGTGTGCGCGGACCGCACGCGGTATTTGCCGCCCCGCTTCTCGATCTCCAGCGCCGCCGCCTTGTGGTCGTCGGCCTCGCCGGCACGCACGATCAACCGGTGATCCGTCTCGTTGCCGGGAAGGATGTGCGTGGGCCGGGCAAAGACGTAATCGACATAGTCCCTGGCCTCGCGCCCGTCCTTGAAAATCTCCGGGTGTTTTTTTGCCAGCGCCGCAGCGTCGGCATAAACGTGATCGCTCTCCAGCCCCAGCGCGTTGCGAAGCGCCGGCGTGGTCGTCACCTTGAATTCCCGCACGTCGCCAGATCCGCCTGCGCCGCCCGCCCATTTTCCGAGAGGGTCGCGCGGTTCGTCCGGGCTGAACATGTTCTCGATGGGCCTTGGCACGGACATTGCCGCCGTGCGGCCGCCCTCTTTCCCGGACCATGCGATCGCGATGGAGGAATGGCGGCCCGCCTGGTCAAGATGAGTCTGTGATTTCCGCAGGTGCTTTTTCATGGCATCCTGGTCACCCTGTTTGTGCGCCTCCTTCGCGGCGGCGTAAAATTTGTCGGAGGCATCGAGGTGCAATTTATAGGCCGCCTCGTGCTCCTCGCTTGTCACGGCCGTCTTTGTCGCCGCCCTTGCCGTCTTGCCGGCGGTTGCGGCGGCGTCCGCAAACTGGTTGCCGTGGAAGGGATGTCCTGGAAGATCGCCATTCACAATCGCAGCCAGGGACGGAAACTCCCGGTTGAACACCGCCCACTTGTCGTCGAACTCCTCGGGGTCCGCATCGGCCAGCTCGTGGAGCATGCGCATGGCGCGATTGGTCGCGGGATCGGCCGGGTCGGGTTGCGGTTTTGTCCCGCCGGGTTTTTTGCCAGGAATGTTCCCCTGCTCGGTGACGGTGGCCGGTTCCGGCGCGTCCGTGAGATTGTAGCCCGTGCGCTCGCTGAGCTGCTCGGTGTCGATCTTGTAGCCGGCGGTGCGCAACTCGGCGGCCTGCTTGGCAACCTCCGTCGGGTCCAGCTCGTCGTTGGCGGCCAGTTCGAAATAGACCAGGTGCGGCTGGCCGGGGAACTTGCGGTCGAGGATCTCGGAATCCATCTGGCGCTGGAAGATTTCGCTGATCTTCCGGGCCTCCGCCCTGGCGATGCTCTGGAAGGCTTCCATGTGGGCGTTGCCGGCCAGCGTGCCGCTGCCGCTCTGCGCGAGCATGGTGAGCAGGCCGCCGGTCCCGGCGAGGACCAGCTTCTCGCTCAGGTGGTCGAGCCGGACCTTGAAGGGGGAATCGCCGCGCGGCTGGTCGTTCGGCGTGTAGGTCGAGCCATAGGGCAGGTAGCCGCTGCCGCCATTGGCGATCTCCTGCGCGGCGGCCTCGTATTCCGCTTCCTTGCCCGATTGCACTCCCGCCGGGCCGGTAATGACGCCCGAGGGAAGCCCGTAAATTTCAATGAACGCGTCCCAGTCCTTGTCGGCAAGGCCATTGCGGATCGCCTTGAGCAGCGCGATCCGGTTCACATGGCGGTCCCGTTCCCGGATGATGAAATCCGCCGGGTCGACCAGCATGTCAGCGCCCAGGCTGTAGAACGTCGTCTGGATCGCGGCGGGATTGTATTTCCAGCGGCCGCGCAGAAGGTCGCGCACCATGTTCCACTGGTCCACAATCTCCAGGTGGTAAACATCGCCGTCCGTGTTGCGGTATTTCTCGCAATGGGAAAAGCCGCGGAATGTCGCAAGCTGCAGGTGGCTGATCGCCTCGTAAAGATTGTCGATCCCCTCGTAGTGCTCGCGCACGGCGACCGCCTGCTCGGTGGCGAGGTCCGCGTCGAAGTCCTCGTTGCGCGGGTCGTCCTTCGACCAGCGGCCGGAGATCAGCTTCACGTTCCAGTCGAGTTCAAGGAGCGCCGATTCCCGGCGTTCCAGGATGGCGAAAAGATCGGGGTCCGTCTGCTCGATGAAGAAATAGGTCCACTGCGGATCGGCCATCTCGCCGCGCTGGTAGCTTTCCAGCAACGTGATCGCCCGCGCCATTGTCAGGCCGCGCAGCGGATTGTAACGCTCGCGCCAGCGGTTGTAGCGCACGATCGACGAGGAGCGGCTGACACCGGCGGAAGCCGCCGACGTGGAACCGACCGGGACCATGCCCATCGTGGACTGGATGTCCGGTTGCGGGGGCCGGGTCAGGGACGAGGCCGGGGTTTTCCCGGCAGCGGCCTGTTTGAAGGCAGCGGCAGCCCGTGTTTTGCGTTGCGGGGATGGAGGATTCGGCTTGGCCATTACCTTAATCCCCCCGATTGAGCCGAAACCAAGGGTCCAGCGACGATTTTAAAGCCGTTAGAAACGCGCAGAATGGCCTTAGAAACGCGCGGAAGGGCCATTTGGCGACCACTCAGGCTCCAGAAGGGGTGTTTCGGGGATTTTTGGCGGGTTGTGATCATGCCCCGATGTGGCTCCTGTCCCGTTTGAAAAACATGCTTGCGCCGCCGATCCGGAATGATTTCGGCATCGTGGGGACCATGTTGTTGCGGCTGGCCCGGACGGCCAGGGCCAGCGCCCAGAACCGGTCGGCGTGGCCGGCGGCGTCCCGGCTGGCGGCGATGCTTACCTTGCCGCCGGGGGAAACAATCTTCTCCGGCTTGCGCAGGTCGTCGCGCAGATCCGGGTCGTCGAATATCTCGATGGTCCGGTCCTCGAACTCCGCAACCAGGTCCGTGGCCATGATCTCGGTGACCTTGGCGGTCGGGGCCTTGCGGCCCTCTGCCTGGATGCGCTGCGAGATCGGCTCGGTCGTGGAGAAGTTCACGCCCTCGATGCGCATGCTGCCATGCTTCTCCTGGGAGTATTCGAACAGGCCGAGGCCGTTGCCGGTCATGTCCAGCGCCGCCATGCGGAACTTCGGCAGCATGGCGACCAGGTCGAGCTGCGCCTGCTGCTCGGGCGTGCGCATGTTTTCCATGATCAGCATCCCGGTCATCCGCTTCGTCTGGCCGATCTTCTCCAGGACGATCTGCACGCTCAGGTCGCGGGACCGGGCAAAGTCCTGCCCGAGAAAAAGCTCGCCCTCGGCGCGATACATGCGCTGCAGGGAAACCGTGCCCCACTCCTGGAAGTCCACCGCGATCCCCGCACGCTGCGCGAGGCTGATGAGTTCCTGTGTGAGGAGCGGCATGTTCTCATCCTCGAACGCGCACTCGTAGTTCTGGTCGTAGGCGCGTTTGTCGCTGGACTGCTTGCGGGCCTCGTCCGGCGTGATCGGCTTGCCGTCGATCGCGCTGTAGATTTTCAGGTCGCCGGTCGCATAGGCATCGGAGCGGCGCACGCGGTTGTAGGGAATGCGCCCCTCGCTGATGAGCTGGTAGAACATGTTCCGCCGGCCGTTGCCCGTGCTGGCGATGCGGCACAGGAAGTCGGGGTTGCTGGAAATGATCGGCTCGGCCGCTTCCCAGATCGCCCGGCTGTTTTCGTGAAACGCGAATTCATCCAGGATCAAATCGCCCGAGAAGCCGCGTGCCGTGCGCGGGTTGGCCGCGAGCACCTTGATACGACCCACCTTGCCGCCGACGGTGATTTTGATCTCGAAGCGCATCGAGTCATATTTGAGGTCCTCGGAAAGATCGGTGCGCTTGTCCAGGTCATCCTTGTTGCTCTCGATCTCCACGGCCTCGATGGCCAGCCCGAGCTTGTCGACCGCCTCCTGGCATTTCATCACGAACTCCGCGCCGTTGTCGCGGGAGTTGGAGAGGACCGTCACCAGCCGGCCGGGGAAACGCAGCAGCCGGTCCACCGCCCAGTTCGCGAGCACGTAGCTTTTCCCGATCTGGCGGGACCAGTGCAGGATCTGCGTCTTCGTCGTGTGGTCGAAAAAGATCGGCTCCTGGTATTTCCGGAACTGGACCAGCGCCGGGTGCACGCCGACCTGCGCCTCGCCCTGGAGCGGATTGCCGAGAGTGCCGGGCATTGTCGCCTTGCGGATCTTCTTGCCGGCCTTGGCCGCCTTCTTCCCCGCCGGGGATTTGAGGATGTTCGTGATGTCCGTCATGCAGCCTGCGGCGGTTTCTCCAGTGCCTTCGGTCCGAACAATTTCAAACGGACTGCATCCATGATTTCCTGCTGTGAAAGCGACTTGTCCGAGATGATCGACTTGATCTCCCTGGCGTGCTTGATCGCGGCCTCCGTCGCCTCCCACTGGAATTTCTGGATCGCGAGTTCCAGGGACTTCGAGGAACGCTCCTCGGCCCTTTGCTTCAGCTCCAGTTTCGCGATCTCCAGTTTGCCGTTGAGCTGGTCCGACTCCTTTTGCAGGCGCAGCTTCTCCAGTTCGATGAATGAGGGCGCGTCCTTCTTGGCGGTCGCCATCGCGGTGAACGCGAGCTGGCCCGCTGCCGACAGCTTCTCGGGAGTCGCCTCGGGGAACTGCACCTTCAGCACTTCCTCGATCTGCGTGGCAAACGAATCCGCCACCCGGAAATCCTGCTGCAGATCCCACCAGTCCCGAAACTCCGACAACTGCCGCAGCCAGCCACCCTTTAAATTGATGCCATCCGCCGCGAGCTGGTCGCGTGCGAACTTGAATCCGCCGACGCACGTCTCCGTCTTCGGCTCGTTGATCCACTCGATGAGCTGTTCCTGCCGTTCCTCCGACAAGCCCTTCAACACGGAATCCGATCTCGCTTTCCTTCCCATTCACAGGCCCTCCTTTTGCTTGCCTTCGTCCGTGAGGAACCATTCGTCGCGTTCCTCGTCGGGGTTGTGCCGGTATTCGATCCAGCCCCTGGAATGATTGTATTCGATCCACGCGGCCAGCTCCTGCGTGGTGACCTTCTCGGGCATGAGGCGGTTGAGCCCGTCCAGGATCATCCCCTCGGAGAACCGGCGGCGCGGTGCCATGGCGAGCACCTCGCGGACTTTCTTGCGGCCTGTCACGGGATCGTTCATGCGTCCTCGCTTTCACGGTGCAGGTGCTTTTTCATTTCGGGGAATCTCCCGCTGAGTTCCCATAACGCGCACGAGATCCCGTTCACCTTGCGGTGCAGTTCGCGCCGGCCGTGCATCTGCTCGGAGTTCGTGACCTTGACCTCCTTGTCGATTTTGTCGTCGAGCTTTTCGACAAGGTCGAAGAGCTTTTCAAACAGCTCTGCGGTCTGTTCCTTGTCGGCAAACTGTTTGTGCAGCGCGGGCGTCGGCTTGAAAAAACTCACCACGACCAGGATGCCGGTCCCGATGCTGACGATGAGATACCAGTAGTTGAGGTCTCCGCCCGATGCCGGGCCTTCCGCAATCATCGGGAGCGAAAGCGCCGGCTGCGGTAGGTCCCCACCCATGGCAGCCGGCGCTACTGCGCCCACAAACAGCAGAATCAATGCGATTGAAATGGCATTTAAATGGCGTTTCATACTTCGGATTCCCCCCCCCGTGCGTCCGGCGGCAGAAAGCCCTCGTCCTCGATCCCGTCCAGCAACGCTTCGAGCAGACCGGCGGAGATCAGCTTGATCTCGACCGCCCGGCCGGCGATGCCGTTCGATTGATTGCCCTCCGCGTTGGCAAATTCGTTCTCGGCCGTGAAGTCCGCGTGCAGCTCGCGCCGCTCGGAACTCCCGTCCGTCTCCTTGAATGTGATGGATGCCGTGATGGTCATAAAAAATCAGGCGTGCAGATCCTCCGCGTTCAGCAGCAGGTAGGGCACGGTTGGCTGGCTGGCGGATTTCATCGCCTCGTGAACCGGGTCGTAAAATGTGAACCAGCTTTTGCCCCAGTAGCCGTCCGGGTTCTGGATGATCTGGCAGCCGGCGCTGAAGCGGCCGGTGTCGTCGGGAGCGCCGCCGCTGTGCATGTGGATGCCGAAGTCGCCGGCATCGGTCTTGTAGACCGCGCCATTCGAGCGCAGGCGGTTCACCGTGAAATCCTCCGCCTGGACAAGGCAGGGATGCGCCGGGTCGCCCTTGTGGATGCCGCATTTGAAAAGCCAGAGGCCGGTCTGGAGCTGCGCCGCGCCGTCGGCATTGATCGGGTGGCGGATCAGGTAGGTCGTGGGATCGACCGCCGCGCGCCACCACGTCACGTCGTTGCCGATCATGCGCACGATCAGATCGTCGTAGATGTCCTCGCGGTTGTCCTTGCTCGTGCCGGCCAGCCAGCCGCGCACGCCGATCAGCTTGACGTAATCCCCGGCCCAGTGGGTTTCGTTCCAGAGGGATTTCCAGTCGACCGCCTGCGCCTGGTTCAACGGAGTGGCACCCACGGCACGCGCGATCGCCGCCCATGTCGCGGGACCGTCGATGCCGTCGACCGCCAGGTGTAGAAGATATTGCACGGCCTTGATCGCGATGAGCACGGACGGGCCGGGCACGATGCCGAGGCGGCTGGAGATCGCGTTCCAGGTATTGATGCCGGCAATGCCGTCTGGAGTGATGCCGAGCCTTGCCTGGACCGATTGAATGATCGCGCTGTTGTTCATGGCTTGAGAGGGCTCCTGGTTGCGTGGACCACAGCCGCGAACAGCGCGGCCCAGAGGATCATGAGCGTGATCGCCAGCCAGTTGCGGTGTTGATCGGTCATGGCTTGAGCACCTCCATGACCGTGTTGATGCTCACCATGAAACCGATGAGGATGCCCGCGCACAAAATCGCGATCGCGCCAAATGCCAGGAACGAAAAAAACAGCAGGCGACGTGTGCGCGGCGAAAGCACATCCGGAGCAAGATCATCAAGCGGGTGAGGACCAGCGACTTTCATTTCGCGAGTCCTTTCGCGGCAGGCAGCGGGGCGTCCTCGTGGTGGTTGAGCGTCACGCCGACCTTGAGTTTGTCGTAGCCGACTTCGAGGCCGATGTCGTATGCGCAGCCGCCCAGGGTGCAGAGACACACGATGAGCAACGGCACAAATCCCCGCAGGGCCGGGCGCTTGTTATCGCGCCCGGTGGCCCCTGCGTTTGAGTTCTGATGCGCCAGCGTCATGTGTTTTTTTCGGGTGTGTGTTAGGAATTCCGCGTGGCTATTTGTTCGCGGCGTTGCTCGCTGCGATGCCGGTATTGATGAGGTTGCCGATGATCGTGGCGGCGTTGCCGCCATCCTTGAGCGCGAGACTTACGAGATCCCTGGAGACGCTCTTGAGGCCGGGATCACCGGCAAAGGTCGTGATGGCATCCGTGAGGATCTGCGCGAGCTGCGGATTGTTGATGTTCGCGGCAACCAGGCCGGTCGCGCTCTGCACTCCGATCGCGATCGCGTTGCCGCTGGTGATCTTGCCGTCTGTGCCGAGCTTGTTCAGCGCGGTGTCCACGGCGGGTTGCAGGGCGGCCACGCTTTTTGATGCGGAGGGCGCGACGCCGAGCTGTGCGCAACCCTCGATCCAGAACGCGCCGAGCGCGAGGAAAAGGCCGATGCTGAGAATGGAGAGGATGTTTTCCGGTTTCATAGAATTTAGGGTCATTTTCCCTCGGGGCGTTTATCCAAACCTTTTTCGGCCAGGATCGCGTCGAGGTCATCGACGTGCAGGCAATCGCATATGCACGCGCCGGTATCGTTTGTGATCGGAGCAATGCTGCCGTTGCAGTAGTCGTTGCCAGGTGTTGCGTCGTGCAGAACGCCAAAGGCAACTATCTTGCCGCCCTGGAGTTTTACGACTTTGTCTCCGTTCGTTGCTTCTCTTCCATTTCTGTAATGCATGATGTGTGCTTTCTTTTTGTGGGTTTGTTTAAACAGGGAAATTTCAGACAATCGGAACCTGGGTGAACCCGCGCTCGATGCAGCGGGCGAGGAACACGTCGTAGAACTTGGGGTCCGTGAAACCGAGGAGGGCGCAGATGCGTCCGCGCAGGAGGTGGTCCCGCTGCTTGGGCAGCAGATCCTCGATGGGGCGCTTCGGAGGAGGCAATGCCCGGAACAATTGCACCGAGCAGTTTTCCAGCCGGAAGCGGCCGCGCACCGGCATGCCCTGGATTGCGCACGGGGTCTGGACCTGCGTCTCCACTTCCTCGAACTTCCTCCCGGCGATCTGGTATCGGCGCGATTTCATGGCCGGGCCTCCGCTTTGTAGAATCCGCGCCGGATCATCGTGAACCAGAACTTGCCTTTGCCGAAATGATGCTCGGCGAGTTTGAAGGCCGCAGACCAGGACGCCATCGAGTAACGCCGTGCAAATATCTGCGCAAGGGAGAGGCGCTCCGGATGCGATGCGTCAAACATCCATGCCGTGTGCCAGTGGCCGTTCGTGGTGGTGCGGATTTCGAGTTGCATTTTTCTTTGCGTCCTTCGCGGTTATTTTTTCGGCGTGGGAAACGGAATCACGCAACCGGGGGGGGCATCACGGTCGGGACGGCGACGGGCTTTGTATCAGCGGCACCGGGAACCGGTGCAGCAGCAGCAGTAGCAGGCGCTGCCGGGGCATCCGGCTTCATGTCGGTCATCGCCTGCGCCATGGCGGTGAGGCCGGCGACGCGGGCGTCCGGGATCGTGGACTTGATCACGGCGAGCACCGCGTCGCGATGAGCGCCCTGCTGGCTGTTGCGCAGGAGCTGGTAGATCAGCGGCAGCGCGATGTCTGCCAGGGCGGCGATGGCTTGCTCGACGTTCGAGGGGAAGAGCCCGCTGAACAACCCGACGTTGACAAGCACCAGCGCGATGAGCGCGAACCAGAATTGCGTGGTCCTGTATCCGTCCTTGAAAAGAACGTCAGTGAGTTCGGTCGGGAGCTGTAGTTGCGAATTGCTTTTTGCGGCGGCCGGTGTTTCCATGGCCCGCACTGAACCACATCCGCCAGCGGCGGGGGAATGGCTACAGCGGAACCAGCGGACTCAGCGGAACTATTTTCACCGGAACTCGTGGAAACCGTTTCCGCAAGCCGCAACTCAGGGCGATTTTGAACCGGTGATCTTCTCGTAAACCGAGACCGCCGCGAGGAAAATCAGGATCAGGATGAAGACGATGATCTTCGCGATGCGCCGCCATCTTTTCTCCGGACCCCGCGTCAGATCCTCCAGCTCCTTGAGCAGCGCCTTTTTGAATGGCTCCCCTCCGAGCCGCTGAATCGCATCGCGAAATTCTTTTTGTCCTGGGGTAAGTTTCATTTACTCCACCTATCGAGCAGCTTCTTTTTCTTGTCCGGGGGTAGCTTGTCGAACATTTCCGCCAGTTCGTTTCCCGATGGGATTTTTCGCTTTCGCGACAGTCAGGCGGCCTCGCGGTCCTTGGTAAACGCCCACACCAATGCAACGACCCATCCGATGAGACACCATCCCAGAAAGAGATTCAGGATGAAGATTGCGCCCGTGTTATTCTTCCCCCGGCTGCCGGCGACAATCGTCGGCGCGAAATAGAGGAACCCGCCGACGGCGATCGCACCGGCGATCATCAGGAATGCCTTGGTCTTTTCCTGACTGGCTTTTTGTTGCGCCATGTGCTCCGCAAATTCGCGGTCGGCTTTTGCCTTTTCCGCCTGCAGCAATTCCGCCTGGTGTTTGGATTCTGCGGCCTGCCTCTCTGCCAGCTCCCGCGCACGCGCGTCGTCGGCCACCTTTCGATCGGCGGCCTGTTTCGCATCGGCGATGCTTTTCCGGTAGGCCGCAACCTTCGCAGGATCGTAGTGGTATTTTTGCTGGAGATCCGCCGGAAGTTTTTCAAACGGGATCTTCGCAACGCCGTCCGCATGGCTGATTCTAATGCCGTCATTCTCCACGGCCGTGACCTCGGTCTTTTTGTAAATGATGCCGTCGCGGGTGGTGATGTCCCCGGCGAAAGCGATGATCGGAAGCAGCAGCAGGATTAGGACGACCTTTTTCATAGTTGTTTTTTGATCATGCCGGAGGCAATGCGCTGGATCACTGGCCACGCTCCGGCGATCTCGGCCAGGGGAAAATGCAGGGGTTTGTAATCGGAGTTCGCGCTTTCGAGGGTGACGCTGTCGCCCCGCTTGCGCCAGAACTTGATAAATGCCGCGTCGCTTTTTGTGCGCACCACGGCGCAGCAGCCCTGCGTGAGTTCGGCTGCAGGCGAGCAGATCACCACGTCGCCCTCGCGGATCTCCGGCTCCATCGAGTTGCCCGAGACCTTGATGGCGAATGCGCGGCGGTCGTCCACGTTCAAAGCGAATGCGCATTCCCCGCTCCATCCTTCGTCGCTGTGGCCGGCGTCCCATCCCCCGGCCTGCGCCATGGAAAGAAGGGGAACATTCCGGCCTTTCATGCCAGGCGGGAGTGCCACCGTCGGCTTTGATCCGTAGGTCAACCCGTTGCTGTCATCGCTGGAGATTACCGTGGGAGAATCGGAACCGCCCATCAGGTCCTCCTTGGAAAGCTCGGGAAGCTCCTTGATGATGGCCTCGATCATTTTTTCGCTGGCTTTGCCGGTGCCGCGCACCACGTTGGCGATCACGCCCGCATCATATCCGATCTTTTTCGCCAGAGCGGCCGGAGTGAGGTCATGCTCAGCGAGAGCGGCTGTTAACTTCTCGCGAGGATTGTAAACAGAGAAGCTGGCGGCATTCTCCATGATCTCCGCCAGCCTGTTAACAATTTTCGGGCCAGCCTCGCGATTCCCGTTTTCAATCTGATTTAAGTAGCTGCGCGTAATGCCCAGCAGGATCGCGGCTTTGCCCTGTGGCAGTTTTTCGCGCTCCCTCCATGCTGTTAACTTTTCTGCGAAAGTGTTCACTTTTTTCTTGATCTGTTAACAGCGTGTGTTAACTATTTCGCATGATTGTTACGCGAAACACTCGCAAATGCAAAACAAAATTAACAGTGACCGCCGCTGCAAAGGCGCTCGGAGTGACGCGCACGCACTTGAGTCTTGTGCTTCATGGGCATCGGAAAAGCCGGTCGCTGACCAGCCGTTTTAACCAGCTCAAAAAGGAGACGGAATGACGGGCAGCGAACAATACTTTATTGCCGAAAGCATCCGGCACGCACGCATGCTTCCCCACTCGGAGTGCGTGAACTTTCTTCGGGGCCTGTCGATGCTTTTGGGCGACCAGGACATTGTGACCTACTCCGGCGCAAATCTCCGCGCGGTAATTAACGGCATGCTGGAGACGGATGCGCAGCTAGAGCTGATCACCGGCGAACAATTACGTTTTGATCTCGGGGAGGCTTCCCGATGAAATTCCGCATCGTCTGCTCATGGTGCGAGGCGTTGATCGAGGAGGGCGATCCGTTCGCGCAGACCAGCCACGGCATCTGCGAGGCGTGCCTGTTCGCGAATTTTCCGGAGCTGACTCCGGCCGGCGCGAAGTTCGAGGGCGAGGTCATCGTCGGCGACCGGTCGGCGCTGGTCTTCACAATCCCGGAGGTCGCGCACTAGCCATGGTTTCCTACGCGCCACCGAAACTCCCGAAGTGGAAGACCGAGGCGGTCCAGCAGGGCTGGTTCGATTTCCTCGTGCCCTACCGCTCGCCGATGATTTCGCCGGTGCAGGTCGCCAAGTCGCTCGGGCGGGATGTGGACCACGTCTACTCGCTCATCGAGCGCGGCAAGCTGGAGAACCACGGCGTGCCCGGCCGCAAGGTGGAACGCTACCGCATCACGCGCCGGTCACTCCTGGTCTACATGGCGGAGAGCGCGAACTACTCGCCGAACGACATCGTGGACCGGCTGGTCGACATCGCCTCCGCGCTCACCGAATCGCAGGTCGCCATCTTCGAGCAAAAGCTCAAATCCCTCCGCAATAAATTATGAAGAAACCCGCATCCAAATCCCCCGAGCAACTTTTCACCTGCCCGAAGTGCCACACGCCGAACTTCACGGCGCGGGGCATCAAATCCCACAACTGCGACCGCCGCATCGTGGCGGCCGGCACGTCGCAGGATGAACTCAAGGGCGAGCAGCTCACCGAGCAATACCACCGCGCCACGGACGGCACCAAACAGGTCCTGATCTTCGGCGCGATGATGCTAATGGTCGAAAAAGAGGTCACCGTGTCCGCACGCGGACACGGCGGGAAGTTCGGGGCCAAGGGAGACGGTTTAAAGGCATGGCTCACAAAGTTCGCGCCGACGATCAACCGCTCCACGGCCTACCGGTTCCGCGATGTCGCGGAGTCGATCGCCAAGTCATTCGAGCTGCCGCCGAAAACGGATTTCATCAAGATCGCCACCACGCCGATGGATGAACTCAAGGGCCAGCAACGGAAGCTGCAGCTAGCCCTCTTCGATTTCGTGAGCGGCACGAGCCAGCGCAGTTGGCTCGACAAATTCAAGCGCCCGGTCAAGCACCGGAACCCCGGCAAGGACGACGACCAGGAGACCGACGAGATCAATCTCGCCGAGGTCGCGATCACGGAATTCAACCAGGCATCCGAGACGGTCCACAACCTCAAGGAGGAAATGACGCCGAAGCAATGGGACGCCGCGCTCGCGTCCGCCAGGGAGCACCTGGAGAAGCTCACGGACTGCAAGTGGGAATCCAAAGGAGGAGACGAATCATGAACGACGCCGCGAAAAAGAAGGCATGGAACCGGGCACGCGCGATCCATTTTCACGCGGCTTTGAAAGCCGTTTCAGAACAGGTCGCCGACGGCATGAAGCTCGGCGAGGCACTCGCGGCGGCGGCCCGGTCGCTGAACAAGAAGGTGATCCTGTGCGGCGACAAATCGCACGTCCTGAAAGCCTCTCCTAAAACGATGCGCCGCGAGTGGGACCGCTGGAACGCCGGCAACCCGGACCCGAAAACCTCCATGGCCCGCGCCAAGGCCTGCACGCCCGAGGCGCTGCTGCTTGATTACAAGCCGGGCTGCGGCGGCAGGGCGGCGCTCCCGCGCACGCTCATCGCGGAGATCCACCGCCGGGCAACGATGGAAACGGGAGGCCGCGACAAGAAAGGGCAGGCCCCGCTCTCGATCGTGCACGAAACCCTCTGCCGCGATTTCATGGACCGCAAGCCGCTGCCGGGCATCGATTACGCCCACTACCTTCCCGGCGCGGAGTTCCCCTGGTCCTATTCGACCATCTCACGCCACAAGCCGTCCAGGGCGCTGCGGCAGGCCGGCAACCGGGGCATGGCGGCGCACAAGGCGGCCTCCGCATACGTGCACATGAATTACACGAAGCTGCGCAAGGGCGAGCTTTACACGCTGGACGACGTGCGCCTGGACATCATCGTGATCGACGAGGCCACGGGCAAGGCGATCGAGGTCGTGTGTTACATCCTCATGGAGGTCGGCAGCCGCTCGATCGTGGCCTACGTGATCAAGCCGGTCGCGGCGATCAAGGCCGAGGACGTGGACGAGCTGGTCGCGCACAGCCTGCAGACGCCCGGCTATGGCATCGGCAGGGGTTACGTCACGCACATCCTTTTTGAAAACGGCACCATCGCCTGCAGCGCGGCCACGCAGGATGTGCTGGAAGGCGTGACCGAGGGCCGGATCAAGATCCACCGGAACATGATGGTGGGCGGCGTGCGGTGGGTCGGAAGCCCCCGCGACAAGGCGAGCGGCAACGCGGCCGGCAAGGGCGTGATCGAAAGTTTCAACCGCTGGCTGCATCTCGCCTTGCTGGATCTGCCAGGACAACGCGGAAACAATTTTGCAAACGCCCCGGCGAACCTCGGCTACGCGGGCGCGGAAAACATCACGAAGGGGAGCGTCGCCGCTGCCGCCCAGGAGCTGGCGCAGTTCGACATTTCCACGGGCCGCCGGCTGAAGCTCAAGCTGCCGATGCTTTATTTCTTCGAGCTGAACGCGGCCGTGAAGGCCGTGATCGACCGGCACAACACCGAGGCGGGCCACGCCTACTCCGGGCATGGACGGTTCCGGCAGGCCGAGGTCGCGCCCGGCGTGTGGAAGGACATGGAACCCGCGCCCGTGGCAGCACCGGTGGAACTCCCCGTGTTCGACGTTCCTGCTTATCCGGAGGAAGTCGCGGAGGCACCGGCGGCCCCTGCAGCGCCCGCTGTAAAACATTACGTCCTCAAGGGTGCCGCGCCCGCGCAGACGCTCTCGATCGGCCAGCGCTGGGCGATCTTCAACAAGGTGTGGGCCGCCGTTAAGGCCGTGAAACCGGAGACAAACCAGTTCGCCATCATGCGGCGGGTCACCGGCAAGACCAGCCTCAAGGAAATGACCGACGAGGAATTTTTGAAGCTCGCGCACGTTTTGAAACAAATCTCCCAACCCTCATGAGAAACATCCATTTGCCAGATCCACAACCCACGCCAGCGCCGGCTGCCGGTCTTCCCAGGCTTCGCTCGGTCACCAACGACCCGGCCCGCGAATACGCGCAACGCCCCGGAGAGGTCGAGCCGCTCCCGGATTCCATCGCGGCCCTGATCCTCTGCAAGCGCGGTTACGCGATCGTGGAGCGCCACCAGATCAAGGTGACGATGGACACGAAGACCTATTTCTTCGCGAGCAGCGCCAGCGTGACGATCGCCGAGAAAAACGGGACCGGCGAAAAGGTCCTGTGGGTGATCAACCGCCACGCGCCCGACGTGCTCCACATCCTCGGGCGCGACGGCGAATACATCGAGTCGATCCCGCGCAAGGGGAGGGCCGACTGGTTCAGCAACGACGCCGCCAGCAAGGAAGCCCTGGCCGAGACAAGGCGCATGCGCCAGCGCGACATGACCCGCCTGCAGCAGATCCACCAGCCCGACACCGCCGCCGCCCTGGAGCGCGAGCAGGACAACACCCGCCGCGTCGCCAAGCTCGTGAACACTTTCCCGGCCAGCACTCCAGCAAGGCATGTAGATGCCTCGGCTCCATCTTCCAGGCAGGAGATGCCCCTCGAAGTCCCCGGCGACATCGATGGTAGCGAAATCGAGCTAGGATGCCTCCCCGAACGGAAGGCTTTGGGCCGATCCAAGACAGATCGGCACGCTGGCCGGGAATCCCTTTCAACGCCGCCAGCGGCCGCCGCCCGCATCCCGTCCATCCCGAGGGCCGAGCGGATCGCCGCCGGGATCTCGCGCGTGGACGCCCGCCGCTCCCAGTTCAAGACCGCCGTAAAACGCGACGAGGATCTCGCCGCCGAGGCCGACGCCGCTTTCGACGAAATGCTCACAAAGTAAACCTGCAACCCACAAAAAAACCCATGGTCCAAATTCTAGAAAAACCCGCCACCACCGGAACTGATGATCAACCCCTGTCACCAGCGCCGGTCAACCGCACCCCGAAAATATTCAACCCGGAGACGCGCGACCGGCTCATCGCCTATCGCGACGAGAACAAGCTTTCCCTGGCCGACCTGGCGAGGGAGCTGAACAGCAACCCCGCGTCGTTGAGCAAGTATTTCAACGGCAAGCCCGAGGGCGACGTGAGGAAATTCGAGGCGCTCGCCGAGGACATCCTCAAGACCGCCGGCAGCCGCATGGAAGTGAAGGCCGCGAATTTCCCGACGAACGTCACCAAGCGCGTGGCGGCGATCTGCGAGCAGATCCGCAAGACCGATGACTTCGGCCTGATCCACGGCCCGGCCGGCATCGGCAAGACGCTCGGCAAGGACATGTATGCCGCGATCAACCCGACCGCGATCGCCATCGAGCTGAACCGCTGGCAGAGCAGCTCGGGCGGCATCGTGGAGCTGCTCTTCCAGAGCATGGACACCCGCTCCTACAGCGGCAATGTGCGGCGCATTTCGTGGATGGTCCAGCGCCTGAGCAAGAGCCGCCGGCTCATCATCATCGACAACGCGCAGCGCATCACCAGCGGCGGCCTGCAGATGGTGTTTGATTTCCACGACGCCACCGGCTGCCCGATCGTGCTGCAGGGGAATCCCGAGGTGCTGGAGAAGATCAGGAAAAACGACCAGCAATTCTCCCGCATCGGCATCGTGCGCGAGGTGAAGCTGGAAGGCCACGACGAGGTCGCGGCGGAACTGATCGCGCAGATCCTCCCCGAGTGCGCGAAGGACCGCGACCTGCACGCCCTGGCGGTGAAGGTCGTCGAGAACCGCGGCCACCTCCGGGCGCTGCGCAAGCAGCTCGTGCTCACCCGCGAGCTGATGGAAGCCAAGGCATTCGCCGGCCAGCCCGCCAAGGCATTCAAGGGCGCACACACGCAGCTCGTGCGCGACTACAAACTCCTGGAGGACGCGCAATGAGCGATCAACCCGACGACAAAAGGACGGCGGAGTTTCCCGTCGCGCTAGTCCTGGCATGCCGTCTCGCCATCCAGGCCGTCCTTGATCGAGTGAAGAAGGAGCCAGCAGCCAAGGAGCTTTTCACCTTCACGGAAAGCCTGCAGTTGCTGATCCAGGCGGAGTCGCTGCTCACCGGCCGGCCCGACTGGAGGATCGAGGCGGAAGTGTATGGTCTCGATATTCCCGAGCACGATCCCGAGGACGCCGCCATCGACTTCAAGCCGTTTTGCGCCACCGATGAAGCACGTGGCATTCTCACGAGGCCGTTCGTGACGGGATACTATCGATGCGCCTGCGACGGTCACATCATGGCCTGCATTCCGCGCCACGATGCCGACAACGAGGATGAAGGTGCGCCGGATATCGAAAGGGTCCTCGCGGACTTTGACAAGGCAGCGGAATTCTTCCCATTTGCGACCGAAATTGACGATCCCGCGTCGGATTATCAGGTCGGCCCGCGATGGGTGCGCGGTTATTATTTGAAGCTCATTTCAATGCTCCCGAACGCACGCTGCGCATTCCAGGCAGGCGATAAGAACAGCGCTCTCTCATTCCGTTTCGGCAAGTCGGGAATCGGCATGCTGATGCCCCTGCGCGAAGCGAAAAACCCCATTGTCCTGGAGGTTTCCAAATGAACGATTTCGATTACGTCAAAATGAGCTGCCCCGCTTGTGGCACCGAGTCCCCATTCTCCGCATTCTGCGAGACGCCAGTCTCGGGCGAATTGCCCCATGGGGATTATCAGTGCCCGGTCTGCAAGCACGCGTTCCGGCGCGCCCGCCAGGAGCCAACACATCTCAACCAGTGGAAAAGCATCCGCCTGGAACCCATCGCGTCCGTCCTATGAACCAGAAACCTGAAACATTGAACATGGAACCCGTCTCCAATTGGGGGGGGGAAGCGTGAAGGTCTCCGTCGTCAAGGTGGAAATCTACAAGCGCAAGGGCTCCCGCTACTGGCAGTCGCGGATCGTGCTGCCGGGCACCGGCGAGGCGAAGGACCGCGTTTTGAAACGCATTTCCACGCGCACCGTCATGAAGGCCAGCGCCCAGGAATTCGCGGAACTGGCATACCGGCATTTTAGCAAACTCCAGCGGGAGGGAAAACTCCCGCAACCCACAACAAAGAAGAAAGAAAAATAGATATGACCAAACGCATTAAATTCACACAACCGATCACCCGCGAACGCGCCGAGGCGCTGCTTGGCGAAGTGGCAACACTGACGCTGGAGCGGAACAGCCTGCAGACCGAAATGGACGTGCGCATCACGGATGTCCGCACGGATTACGAGGGACGGATGAGCGAACTCAAGACCGGCATCGAGGAGAAGGTCGCGCTGCTGGAGGCATGGGCCGGGGCGAATCCCGACCAGTTCCCCAAGGACCGCAAGAGCCTGGAGTTCGTGCACGGGAAGCTCGGCTACCGCACGGGCACACCGAAACTCAAGACGATTCTCCGCAAGACGTGGGACAGGGTTCTGGAGACGCTGAAGGCATTCCCCGCCGGCGAGCTGGTGCGCAGCTATGTGCGCACGAAAGAGGAGGTGAACAAGGAATTGATCATCTCGGATTATTCGCAGGGGCAGCTCGATTTTGAAACGCTGCGGAAGATCGGCGTCGAGGTCGTGCAGGAGGAGAGCTTCTTCGTCGAGCCGAAGCTGGAGGAGCTGGAGAACCGGGTGACCCAGGAGGCGGCATGAGCGTCGATCCAAAATCCCCATGGGCTGTCGATGTGTGCGGATCGCTCTGCGAGACGGGAACCAGCACGGACCGGCTTCAGAAAATCCGCACGTCGACGGACCGTGGATGGCTGAATCGCGTAATCGCCTGGCAGCCACGCAAAACACAAGCGACCGTGCGCGAGGCTGCGAAACGCCGGCTGCGCGTATTGATCGGAGGCAAGTTATGAACGCGCAGGACACACAAAACATCTGCCGGGCGCTGAGCGGGGACGTGGTCACAAATCTCGGCGCTGCACTTCAACATCTGGCGCAGGCCACGGAGATGAAGGACCTCAACCACCACATCGCGGTGGAGGGGGAACTGGAGGACGCCCATAAATGCATGGAAACAGCAGCGGAGATCATCACCGCCATGCAGGAAGAAATCGACAAATGCCTGGACGGAATGAAGGAGACCCCATGATCCACGGCGTGATCGGTGACATCATCGGCGAGGATGAGTTCTACAAACCCGTGGGGGATCGCGGGACCCTGTCGATCTGCTGCGGTGCGCGGCTCGGGGAGGTGGGCAGCGGGCTGGCGCGGCAGGTGGTCTGCTCGGCCTGCAAGCGTGCCTCCAGCGAAATGCCGAAACGCCAGGAGGTGCAGTCATGAGTTACACGCTCTTCATCGTCCTTCTTCTCGCGGCGGTGTTCGTCGGGTGGAAGCTTCGCGAGACCGTGGAGCGCCGCCGACGCGCCGCCCGCACCAACCGCCCCGGCTCCGTCTTGTTCCGATGAGCAACACCCACACGCTTCCAGTCCATGGGACAGCATATCCGCTGCCGGAGTTCCGGGCGCTTCCGTTCACGGTGAACTTTGTGAACCGCGACGATGCTGTGAACTGGTGCCTGCGTGTGATGAAGATTGAAGGCTTCAGCGTTGTCATGGGTGCCACCGAATCCGAGACGCTAAAAAAGGAAACTCCCACCGAATTTTGCAAGCGCGTGGGGATCTCGGTGATGACATTCCACCGGCGCAGGAAACAACCCGGATGCCCGGAATATTTCCGGCAGGTTGGCCGGACTGGCCGCGTGATCCTGCTCATATCAAATCCCGCGCTGGAAGCGTGGATGGAGAAAAGGCAATGAGAGCGATCTTCGTAAACTGGACGCCAAAGCTGGAGGAAGCGCTGACTGTCATTTACATGGACAGCTTCCCGGTGCAGGCCGGCGATGTTTCCACGCCGGAGCTGCTCGTGGTGGAGGCGAAGAAACGCCGGGCACGCGCGGCGGTGTTCATTACGCGGTTGAAATGCGCACTGGAGCGCCACCAGACGGATTGCCTCGACCTGGAACTGACCGAAGCCGTCGAGCGGTTGAAACTCAAGGGAGGCAAGTCCCGGCCATGAGCACCGTGCAATATCCGCTCCATGTGAATCCGGAGGAGGTGCGCATCCTGCATCAATTCTACGGGCGGCACACATGCCGCAATTACGCGTTCAATGAGCGCATCGAGGCCGGGTATGTGCAACTGCTTTCCAAGGGATCGCTGGCGGGCCTGCCAGTGACGCCACAGGACATCGAGATGACGATCCGCTATTTGCACCGGCGCGTGAATGACGAGGCATTCCGCCGCCGTTACGGCCAGCGCCATGCGGGATGCCTGAAGCTCACGGCGGACAACTTTTTCAACGTCGACAAATTCCGCGAGGACCTTGCGGAGGCACAGGCGATCATGGGCCGGTGGAAGCAATCCAAGGCGGCGAAACCCGCGCCCGCCCCCGAGCCGATCCGCGACTCCGGTCCACCCGTCGCACCCGATCCCGGCGTCATGGCTGAGCTGGCGGCACGCAAACTTAGGAGGCAGGCGAAGCCATGACCGGTCCACAACGCAACATGCTCTTCCGGATGTTCTACCAGGCAATGGCAAAGGCCGGCGTGCGTGGCAAGGTCGCCCAGGAGGCCGAGCGCGAGCGTCTCACGATCCGGGTATTCAACGCGCCGGTGAGCTGGTCGACATTCAAGGACCCGGAGGTCGACAGGATGAAAGCCGAGCTGCTCGCGCTGTTGAAACCCGCCGACGCCAACGCGCAGTTGCGCCAGATCCAGATGCCGCGCACCCGGCTGCTCTATGCCATCGAGCGGGCCGCCGATCCCGCATACACCGCGAAGATCGTCTTCGATAAATTCGGCACGCGGGACATCGAAGACCTGGACGACGAGCAGCTCGCCCAGATCCGCATGACGCTCCAGAACCGTGGCCGGAGCAAGGCCAGGAAACAATTCGAGCACCGCCCGCGCGGAGTGCGCGGCGACATCGTCGTCGATGAATGCGTGCCGGACGATGGAACCACCGTGGAAACGCCCTTTTAAAAACCTATGAACGATTCAACCATCGCGCTGGCGCTGAAATTTTCCGGACTCATGCTGCAGGAGCTGCGGGCAAACGAACACAAGGGCGACTGGGAGCAATGGAATCCCGACGACGCCACGCTCATAAAGGAGATCCGGCATCACGTGGACAAGCTGGACCAGGCGATCTTCCTCCGCGACGCCGCAGCCGTCGCCGACCACTGCGCCGACCTCGGCAACCTCGCCATGAAGGCGCTGGAGATTTTCGGGCAAAAATGAACGCGGGACTTTTAGAAACTGTAGTGTTTAAACACGATGGCCGTGAATTTCAGGCCACCCTGATGGATGACGGTTCGCTGAAAATCTTCGTCACCGGCCGCCGCAACGGCAGGATGCTCATTCAGCCGGAATCAAATGTCTCGATCACGATCTCGACTGAGAAGGAGGGCATTATTCCATCTCCTGTTGTCGCCGATGAAAAACCCCATGAGAAGAATCCAAAAAAGGTGGCGGCTGGTTTCGCGCCACGAGGGCCACGCACGCAACAACACAGCGTCCTGTTCGGCAAAGCCGTGCGTGCCAAGCGTGGCGATCTGACAGTTAAGGAATTTGCCAAAAAAATCGGCGTGTCGGTTGACGCTCTATTGCGGGCCGAGGATGGCTGGCTTCCTAATTTCAACTGCCACGGGTCGATAGCGGATAAGCTCGGAATCCCCCATCATCGGTTCGAGTGGCCCGATGCAACAGCAAAGGTGTTTACGTTCAAATTATGAACCAGCTCACCGGCCTCTCCGCACTCGTGATCTTTGTCCGGGAACATGAACCCGAGGACAAGGAAGTGCTGAAGGCTTTGAAGTGGGCGGATAAACGGATCGACACACTGCGCGATCGCGCCGAGCGGAGGAAGGTTCCGATCGATCCCGATCTGCGGACCGAACCGCTGACGATCGGGCACGAGCTGGTGATCAGCGATCTCAAGGGCACGACGTGCCGGGGTTGCTGGGGCAAGAAACGCGCCAGGGCGTCGTTTTGCACGAGCTGCTATATCAAGCTCCCCGCCGGCACCAGGAAGGCGCTGTGGAGCATGGAACTATACGACTTCGCCTACAGCCGCGCCGTGCGGTTGCTGGATGAAATGAGGGCCGCCGCATGAGCGAACCCGCCTCCAAAGCTCGCATCAACGAGGCCATGGTCCTGCAGTGGGCGTGGAAGCCCGGCCCGATGAGCGACATGATCGCCCATGTATTAAAACGGGCGCTGAAGGGCGGCGAGTTTTCCGCGAACGATCTTGCGGTCCACGGCGCGGACCAGCACGGCGGCACCGGCATCGCGGGATCGGCGATCCTCCAGCTCAAAAACTACGGCGTGATCGCGCCCGTGGGAGTGTTCGCGGACCAGAGGTTCTGCCCGAGGACCGTGAAGAATCCCGGCGGCAACAACATTGGCGTCTACCGCCTCGCCAGCGAGTCCCTGGCCAGAACGCTCCTGCAGCGCCACGCCGACATCGCCCCGGAGAAGCACGAGCAGCTAGGGCTGTTTGAAACGCGACAAGGCGCAGCCAGTGAATCTTAAAGCGGAACCGGATCGACCACGGCCTCGCGGTGTTGTCGAAAGTAAATCCCGGAATCCCGCTGCCCCTGGAGACGATCGCCAAGGTGTGCGGCTGCAGGAAGAGCTACATCCACGCGATCGAGAAACGGGCGCTGAAGAAATTGCGCGACCGGCTGAAGCATTTTTTGTGAACGAAACCGCGCCGGCCCGTTATAAGATCGGGATGCAAAAACTTTCTTCTGTTGTTCGTCCTGCGGTGAGCTGGCCGGGTGGAAAAACCCGGATGCTCAAACATATCCTGCCCTTGATTCCGAAGCACACCTGCTACTGCGAGCCGTTTGCCGGCGGCCTCGCCGTGTTGCTGGCGAAACCGCGCTCCACGATCGAGGTGGTCAATGATCTGAACGGGGATTTGATCACGTTCTATCGTTGCGTGCGATTCCATGCCGACGTGCTGCTGACCGAGCTGGAGTTCGTCCTTAATTCCCGCGAGGAGTTCCACGACTTCAGAGACCAGCCGGGCCTGACCGATATTCAACGCGCCGCCCGGTGGTTTTTCAGGAACAAGACATGTTTCGGCGGGGCCGATATGCGCTCTTTCGGGATCTCGGCATTGAGTGGAGGCGCGGCGCTCGGGTCCAGATCGGGACGCATGGAGGCGATCCGGGCGCTGAATCTGCGCCTGGACAAGGTGTGCATCGAGCATCTGGACTGGCAGAAATGCATCGAGCTTTATGACCGCCCGACGACGTTCTTTTTCATCGATTCGCCTTACACGGAATGCGGGGCGACAATGTATGCCGCCTGGACGAACACGGATGTGCAAATGCTGCGGGACCGGCTGGCCAGGCTGCGGGGAAGCTGGCTGGTGACGCTCAATGACACCGCCGCGATCCGGGCGATCTTCGCCGGCTGCACCATCAAGGCGGTGGAACGGGCCAAGGGGATCAATGGCAAGGCGGCGGACCGGGTTTATCGGGAGGTAATCATTACTCCGGCAAAATGA